TGCTGGATCACTCAAAGCAGGGAAAACAACAGCTTTTAATTTGGGGTTATAAACATGATACAAGAAACATTAGTAGACGGACGACTGAGAGCGGAAACGATTGCATATTTAATCAACAACACGGACTTGACAAAGTTCAGCGCTAATAATTCGTACTTCACGGGTAACAATCCGACTATTCTGTTAAAAACTGCACCGACAGACTCGACGTACCCGAATAATAAAGTCCCTATTCCATACGGTCGGAAGATCGCACTCACGACTAAAAATTATATGTTCTCTAAGCCTGTCAATTATACGGCAGAGGACAAAGATTATATGGCAATGCTTACATCTGTTTTCAATATCAATGAGAACCAGAACAAAGTCAATACTGCCGGTGAGGACTTGGTTGTCTATGGAGTGGCGTACAAGATGTTTTACTTCGGGACAGGCAACGGGACAACACCACGGTATGCACTCATTGACGGTGACGAGATTATCCCGATTTACAGCTATGACATCGAGCCTGAAATGGTAACGGCAATTAGATTTTATCAGATTGTCAATATGGCAGACTCATCACAGACCAAGACCATAATAGAGGTATATTATAAACTCGATATGGTGAAATATATCATTGATGGAACGGTTATCAACGAGACAACCATGATGATGGAGAGTGATAAGCCACACGGATTCTATGACATACCACTTGTGGTCTATGGCGACCGGTATCAGTTGGGAGTGTTCGACACGGTTAAAAAGATCATCGACGGCATAGACTCCATAACAAGCACTGACCTGAATGAGATTGAAAAGTTTGAATTGGCTTATTTGATACTGAAGGGCCAGAAGCTCGACCCATCGGACGTTGACAAGATAAAGGAAACCAGAATCTTTGAGCTTGACGATAAGGCAACACTGGAGTATCTGTTAAAGCAAATTGACAATGATTTCAACGGTTCGATACTTGATTTTCTTGTTGCACAGATACACAAACAGTCAGGTGTGCCGGATTTTGACAGTAAAGAGTTTTCCGCAGAATCTGGCGTGGCTCTACTCTACAAGCTGATGGGGTTTGAAAACCTTGCGGCGAGTTATGAGAATCTTTTCATTAGAGGGGAACAGCGGAGCATTGATATAATCAACTCAATAATGTACAATATACCGGACTACGATAGAGCTGAGTATCTTGAGGCCAACCCTGGGAAGCATGTGGATATTGCAATGACACGAAATATCCCTGGAGATGTGAAAGACAACATCGAGACAGCGAAGGAAATGCTTGAGGTAGGAATCAGCATGGAGAAAATACTTGATTTCGTAACGGTTATTGATGACACCGATGCAGAGCTAAAGAGAATTGAGAAACAAAAGAAAGATAATATTCAGCGGTTCAATGATTCAGCGGTTGCAATAGAGACAAAAGAAGTTGATGAACAGGATGTAGTCGATGACGATCAGGAAGGATGAGACCGCACTATTCAACAGCGTTCTGACTGATGTAGAGCAGACCAACACCAGGATAATAACTGCATACAATAACAGTCAAGACAGGATCCTGGAGAAAATAGCGAAATACCGGCAAGATGTAGCAGCCGGTATTATTCGTGGTGATGCCGTAGAAGCCCGACTGATTGAGTTATACAAGCAGATCGACGCAGAGGTTGCAAGGCTGATAACATCGACCGGCGGACAGATAAGGATGGGGTATGCTGATGTGTATGGGTCAACGTATTACAATGAGGCCTATATCATTGAGAAGTCAGTCAATTTTGACATACCAGGGCTTACGGCAGGGCTTGAATTGAACTACCCTGTTCTGGATACGAACGCGGTAGCTGCATCCTTTGACACAAGGGTGGCTGGCAATACGTTTGTTGACCGTATGGCAGACATGAGGCAAGATCTGCGATTCGGGGTAAGGCAGGCAGTTGCAGAGAACATAGCCGAAGGGCTTACAGTTAACGACCTGAGAAAGCGCATACAATTGATAGATGACGTGTACGCAAAGAGCAAAGCAAGGGCCTTGACGGTTGCGAGGACCGAACTATTGACGGCTTACAGCATAGGGCAAGAGACAGCCACGGGCGAGGCAGTTGCAGCCGGTGTGGAGTTTGAATATGTATGGAGTTCAACACTTGACGGGAAAGTCAGACCGACACACGCAAAGGCGGACCACCAGAAAGCAATCATTAAAAGCGGGTTGCCATCGTTCAGCGTGGGCGGTGTTTTGTTTTCATCGCCACGGGTATTACATCCTGATAATACATCTGCCAAGACAGCCGGTGAAGTCATAAATTGTCGATGTAGGAGGCTTAATATCCCGTTCGGAATAACGCCTACCAGCAGGGTCGGGAAACTGCCCAGTGGAGAATGGAAAGACTTACCGTATACTACAACGTCAGACGATTGGTATAATCATCATTACGCAGAATAGAAAAATAACTTGACTAATCATCAAGTATTTTATAATTTAAGGAGAACACATGGAAGAAACCGGGACTACTACGCAGGAGAATCAAACTGCAGAACCTACCACCACAGAGGGACAAACGGTCACTCTCACACCAGACGAATTAAAGAATCAGATCCAGGCTGAAGCCGACAGACGTGTGACTCAGGCAGTAAAGACCAATTCGGATAAACTGATGACGGACTTTACAACCGAGCGCACAGAGCTTAAGGAGAGGATTAACAAACTAGAGGCGGCTACTCTTACCGAAAAAGAACGCGATGAGCGAGCGAAGGCCGAAAAGGACAACGAGCTTTCCCGTGTCAATCAAGAACTTTTACGGTATCAATTCATTGAGCGGAACGACGTCGAGAATGAATTCAAGTCGCTCTTAACTGCCATGACTGAGGAAGGACTTAAGAGTCAGCTGGAATCAATCGAGGCGGTGATTAAAAAACGTGTTGACGATGCGATGGCCAAGTTCAGGGGATCCGGTGAAGTCGGAAGACCCGAGAGCGGGACAGGACAGGCAGACACGTTCGCAATGCCCAAAACACATGATGAGTTGCAAAAAGTCTATGTACAGATCAAAAGGGAAAAAGGGCAAAATGCTGCGGATGAATATTATACCCGCGCAAATGCCGAGTTAAAAAAACTAGAGTAAGGAGTAAAAAATGGCTAGTACAGTAACAAGAGTTAGTGACATTATAGTACCCGAAATATATGAAAGGTATTTGATTGAAGATTCGATCTATAAAAACACCTTTCTGCGTTCCGGGATAATGGTTAACAGTCCACAGATTAATGCACTGGTGGGAGGCGGTGGAACAATTTTTAATATGCCGTTCTTCCAGCAACTTTCGGGTAATCCACAGGCCATTCAATCAGATACTACCATCGAGACAAATAAATTGAGTACGTCCAGGATGGCAGCGAGACGATTGATGTTTGGTCGTGGTTGGAGTGCGGAAGAGCTTGCAAGTGCCCTCGCTGGTGAAGATGTTTCCGGCGCAATTAAAAGCATGGTCGGGGATTACTGGAATCGGTTTTTCAATAAAGTTTTGTTCTCGACAGTTAAGGGGGTCATTGCTGATAACATCGACAATGATTCTGGCGACCTCGTAGAGGACATTACAACCAGCGGAACGCCCGGAGCGTCCAACAAGTTCAACTCTGATTCTGTAATCGATGCGATTGCAAAACAAGGCGACAGAATGGACATGTTCGCAGGGATCGCAATGAATTCAGTGGTATATGCACAAGCACAAAAGAATGACCTGATCGACTTCATCCCCGATAGTATGCAGGGTGGATTGATGGCGTCTTTCATGGGTTTGCGTGTGATCGTTGACGACGGTCTTACTAAAGACACTGATGGATCTAACAGCGAGTACTGGACGGTACTTTTTAGGCCGGGTGCAATTAGTTTTGGTGAGAGTGCCAACAACATCACAGTATTTGAGACTGACAGGGAAGCTGCTGATTCAGAGGACAGAATTTTCACGAGGCGTCAATTTGCAATGCATCCAACTGGCTTTAGGTGGATTGATAACAGCGTTACTGATGACATGCCTACAGTGTCCGAGATTGAAGAGGCTGGAAACTGGGACAGAACGTACGAGAAGAAAAACTGTGGTTTTGCAGTATTGATAACCAACGGTTAAACTAAATAATAAATGGGGAAGGGAATTCCCCACAATGGAGGCACAGAATGGCAATGGCAGGAGTTAAACATTCAGGCAGACAGAGAGAAAAAAACGCAATCTTGATGGAAAGACTGACAAACATTGAGAATAGATTATCAGAGCTTGAAAGCAAAAAAGTTAAAAAACCCGCAACTGAAAAAGTCACTGAAATTCAGGAGGCCACAAATGAGTAGCGCATCAGAATCACTATTAGTAAGTACCTTCCAGGGAGGCTCACGGGTCCTATCAGATACCGCCAACTATGACGGCAACTGGAAATTACTTGTTGTGTTAGAAGATTGCGAGTTTACAACCGTGACCGATGCAAAAATGACCGGTACACTCACGGGGATTACAGCCAAAGCAGGTACCGTTATAGGTGGAAACATCACTCGGGTTAGGTTAGCATCCGGAACGGTAATGATGTATGAGTAACGATATGGATAAAATAAAATGATAGTAACAAGAGACAGAGTTAAATTGTTTTTACAGATCACCGGAACGGCAAAGGATATATTAATTGATTCACTCATCCCTGTTGTGGAGCATGACTATTTAATCATACGCAACAAGGAATTCGATGAGGACTCAAATGACGTAGTTGACTACCCCGAGAATAGTGAACTTGTCGCCTCACAGATGATCGGGTATCAGATGAGTGCGACAATGAAAGACGGTGGCATGATGAAATCTGAAAGAATAGGTGACTACTCCTACACTACAGGCGGTTCAGAAGATTTAACGAACGGTTATCCTAAAAACATAGTTGGCAGAATTGAAAGGTTCGTGAAACGAAGGTGAGAAAATGGCAAGAGATAAACGGGATGCTTACCGGTCAGAATGTTTTCCTGTTAGGTGGTGGAACTTCCTTGATAGGGTTCGATCGTTCAAAACTAGACACCGCATATGTTATCGCAATAAATCACTCCATCGAGCACTTCCCACAAGCACAATCAATGATCTTCGGTGATAAGATATTTCTAAGTAAGACTATGTTTGACCTGAAGACCTACCCTGGAAAAATATTCGTATCTGAAAAATGTATAAGGTCGAGGCCCATTGATGAGATGTGGGAGAATGACAATCTGTATATATTTGAGGACCGCAGAGATGAGCCGACACAGAACTTTAAACGTGGTTTATTCCATCCAACCTCATCGGGGTTACTGGCGTTAAACCTGGCGATTCAGATGAAGGCAAAGAAAATCTTTCTGTTGGGTTACGACTACTACAAAGACGGTGGCCAGATGCACTTCTACGAGGACTACCCACACCACAAAAAATATGAAGAATCAAAGCTCATTTCTAAACTGAAGAAATTCAAATACTTCGAACAGTGGGAAAGCAGGATAATAAATTGTAATCCCATATCAAGAATAGACGATTTTAAAAAAGCATCACTGGAGGAAGTCTTTGGTCAAACTTGTTATACCGGCGCGGAAAGGGTCGAAGGGCCTGCCACACAAGAACGTCAAACTGTTTGAATCAACGGCGGGAATCATCCCGAAAAGCGTCAGTGGCAAGGGTGTAATTGTAACCACTGACGATGAACAGATTGAGACAATGGCAGCGATGCACAGGTTCGACGTTATTCAAAGATCTGCAAAACTGTCATCCGATGACGCTGATATGCGGTCAGTGCTTGAAAACGTAATCGAGAATCAATGTATATTCAATGACGAAATAATAATAATGCTTTATCTGACATACCCAGAAAGAACGTGGGAGGACGTGCAGAATGCGCTTGATTGGTTTATCAAAGTCGAGGCGAAGTCTATGCTATGTAGGGAGCCTGTCAAAACTAATCCGTATCTGTGTATGATTGAGGACGGATTCCAAGGCCGTCAGATGGTTCCACACGACTACTACAGACGACAGGACTATCCGAAGGTGTTTGAGATAAGCCACTTCATATTTATTGCACTCGCCGGAGAAATCTACAATCTGAATAAAAACCTTTACAACGCTGATACTATGTTTTATGATATTGACCGAGTGCATGACATTGATACCGGGGAGGACTTAAAAAAATATGAAAAGAGCACTTGTAACATTACTGGATGATAAATTTGTCATAGGTGCTGAGGTATTTTTAAAGTCCTTTCTGCATTTTAACCCGTGGTTCTCTGATGAGTTCATCATGTTCGATAATGGAATTTCTGAGGAGAACAAAGACATGTTGTTTGAGATGTACAATGGTGTTATATTTAAAAAGATCAACAAGAAAAAATATGCTGATGTAAATCTATCACGGACCCATGACAAACTAAAAGCCACATACTACACCTTAGAGGTGTTTTCCCTTTATGACTATGACAGACTGACCTTTATTGATATGGATACGGTCGTCTTGGATAACATCAAAGAAATCTTTGAACAGGAAGACAATATCTCAGGGTGTAAAGTTTATAACGCCAGAACGGACAGGCTCGGTGAGACCATCAACACTGGAGTATTCACAATCAACCGCGATTGCATTGATAAACATATTTACAACGGACTGATAAGGGTGGCGCAGCGTGGGCACTCATCACCGGACCAGAAAACCATCAACAGGTTTTTCAGGAGTAAAATTAGTTACATAAACAAACGTTACAACGTAGAGAAGAGAATGCAGCATAGTACTAAATATCGATATTGTTTTGATGAGGCTAAAATCTTGCATTATGTGGCCACAAAACCATGGGAGGCTGAGAAGCCTAACCCCGTCGAAGCATCTTTTGAGGAGGCAGAGAAAATATGGTTGGATTGGTATAATAAATAATGGACCCTTTAACTTCCCAAAAGAGCTTTATATGGTCCCGCAGATGGATGTAGTGGAGGGCAAGGAAAATAATTACATGGGAGTATGGAGAATAGATGATATCAATTAGAAATGCTGCAAATGCCAAGGTCGGATTGATTGACTTGTGTGAGGCTATTGAGATCCGCGGGACCATCGTTGAAATAGGGTCTTACGTTGGGGACTCCACAGAGATTTTTGCAAGATACTTTGACAAGGTGATAGCAATTGACCCCTGGGAAAACGGTTATGATGACACAGATGCAGCGAGTTATCAGCACGACATGGCAATTATCGAATCACAGTTTGACGACCTGTGTGTGATACATGGGAATATCGAGAAGATAAAAGCACAAAGCCCTTCTATGGCATATGACTTTGATGAGAAAAGCATTGATGTTGTTTACATCGATGGGTTGCATAATTATCATGGTGTAAAGTCAGACATTGAGGCATGGCTACCAAAGATTAAAAAAGGTGGGGTGCTGTGTGGGCATGATTATCAAGGGAAATTTCCCGGCGTGATAAAGGCGGTTGACGAGTTTAGAAAGCCTGACAAAACATTTAAAGATACA